GTAAGTATTGCTAATATGAATAACGGGACTAAGTCTCACGAGAGAATCCAAGAAGCCTTGGAGCTTTCAGGGGTTGTTGAAAAACTTGAAAGACAGCTTAAGATTGAAGATCCACCGATCATGGGATATGCCGACCTAGTAATTAAATGGAACGATGAGCTTCTTGTTGGTGAAATTAAAACCACCAGCCAAGAGTCTTTCGGTATCCGAAAGTCTACGATGAATGTTCCTGGCTATCACAAGATTCAACTACTTCTTTATATGCACGGCTTTGGAATAGACAAGGGCTTCTTTCTATACGAGAATAAGAATACGCATAGAATCCTTGTTGTACCAATTGAAATGAATGAAAATAATAAAAAGATCGTACAGGAAACCTTTGACTGGATGCGTACGGTTAGAAAAGCTTGGGAAGATAAGCAACCACCAACTCGATCCTTTGAGGAAGATTCTAAGGAATGTTCAAGTTGCCCTATCAGAAAGGCTTGTTGGGCTGGGGAGCCTGGTATTATTGATCTACCAGTGCTGTCGGTGCCGAAGTGATAGTTTGCGCTAGAGAAGGGTGCGAAGAGAAGTTTGATAGGTCAGCTCACAACCAAAAGTATTGTTCATCAGAATGCCTCAGAGATGCTACAAACCAAAGGTTTAGGGAAAAGTATCACGAGAACAAGGCTAATTCTAATAGAGGACCTCGGTTCTGTGAGTGTGGTAGTAAGTTGAGTAAGTATAATTCTGGAGATCAATGTGCCAAGTGTGAGGCATCTACTAGGTCCAGTAGGACTAAAGAGCTTCGTGACTTTATTCGGGGGCTAAGAGATTAATGAAGACTAAGGCTTCAAGCGTTATGGGAATAGATGCTTCGACAACATCTATTGCGTTCTGTGTTTTAGAAGGAACTAGGCTGGTTAAGTTTGGTGAAATACAGTTTAAGGGTGATACCATATATGCTAGAATGCTTGACGCAAAACGTAAGGTAAGGGCACTCAGAAGAGAATTTGATGTAGAGTTTATTGCCATTGAGGCCGCTGTGATGGTAAGGTCTGCTGCTGTAGCAATAAAGATGGCGTACGTATTTGGAGCCATCATGTCTGAGTTGTTGGAAAATGGATCTAAGGTTGTAGAAGTTACCCCAATTGCTTGGCAGTCTTTCATTGGAAACAAAAACTTTACTAACGTAGAGAAAGAAAGTGTTAAGAAAGACTTTCCAGGAAAGACCAAGACGTGGTATTCTAACAAGACAAGAGAACTACGCAAGCAAAAGACAATGGACTTTTTCAACGAAGAGTTTGGAGTTACTGTAAAATCTGATAATGTAAGCGATGCTATCGGTGTTGCTTGGTATGCTGCCAATAAGCTCACGGAGGTAGGATGAAAAAAGATTTCTACAAGAATGAAGTTTGGCTTAGAAAAAGATACGTACTTGATAAGAAGTCCTTGGAGGAAATTGCTAAGGAATGTGGAGTATCTCATATGACTATTTTTAATTGGTTAAAAAAGTTTAACCTTATTCGTGACTCAAGGAGCTGGAAATGATCGTAGGACTTCACGGCTTTGCCCAATCTGGCAAGGACACCATTGGCGAAGAACTTGTAGAGAAGTATGGGTTTGAACGCTTGTCATTTGCAGACATTATTCGTGACGCAGTATACATCTTAAACCCAGTTGTTTTTCATAACCCTATGGGAGAAACTGGTCGGGTTAGAGACCTAGTAGATGAGTATGGTTGGGAATGGTGTAAGGTTAATTACCCAGAAATACGCAGATTACTGCAGGTGATGGGTACAGAGGTTGGGCGGGATCTAATCTATGAAGCCATCTGGATTGACGGTCTTCGTAATAAGATTCGTAATGGTGATTATGTAATCACAGATGTTAGGTTTGATAATGAAGCCGAGATGATTAGGTCTAACCGAGAAGGTTTTCTAGTTAAGATCGTCAGAGATGGCGTAGGCCCAGTCAATTCTCATAAATCTGATAGTGGTCTCCCCGATCACCTGTTTGACTTGATCATTGATAATGATGGTTCTCTGGAGGAGTTCCTTGAAAGCGTGGAGAAAATCATCTCCATGAAACCCTCTACTATGGTATAATAATATTATGCCTATGTATGAATACAAGTGCGAAACTTGTGAAAAAGTAGAGGATGTCATCGTAAGTATTGACAAGCGCGATGATGAGATGCTATGCTCTGAGTGCGAAGGAAAGGTTTTTAGGGTGCTGACAGCTCCCGGCCTTGTCTGGGCACCAACAGCAGGAGGCTATAAGTGAGCGCACTAAGTAAAAGAAATAAGAATGGATACACGCCAACCTTTCCAGAAAATTGGATTGTTGAGTATGAGTTTGATTTTAATGGAAAGCCGGTTCAACCTGGAACTGTCTTGAGGTTTCGTGGTCGCCAGGGGACCTTTATCTGCAAGTACAAGGTTACTCATAAGGTTACTGGGAACGAGTGGATTGATTGTCTTTCTGATAAGACTAAGGCATACTACTCAATCAAGGTTAGCGAAATTTCTAGGATTGTTAAGCCTAAGAAATATAGAACTAAGATTGCGAATCTTTCGAAATGAGTGGAGTTCTACAGCGCCCAGACGATGCACATTATGAGCTGATGGAGCGTGCGGTAGAACTTAGAATTAGAGGCAAGCAGCCGAGGGAGATTGCTACCGAACTCGGAATCAATCGCTATGAGGTTGATGAGCTAATGTCCGAATGGCAGTACATTATTTCTAATGATGGGCTTGCAGTAGCACGTTCTCAGGAAGCCTTGGCAAATGCTGATAAACATTATAATGATTTGATTAGAAATGCTTGGGAGATTGTTGAGCAGGCAGACAGCGTTCCTGACGATACTAAGTTTATGGCGCAAAAAAATTCAGCACTTAAACTAATCGGTGACCTTGAGCATAAAAGATTTTCAATGCTTAAGGAAATGGGGGCCCTGCAGAATAACGACATTGCCTCAGAGATTGCAGAGCGGGAACGAAGAGAAGAAATTATAATGGATATCCTTAGAGATGTTATTTGTGATAAGTGCAAGCCAGAGGTCACGAGAAGACTAGCACAGCTGAATGGGCAAGTCGCGCCGATTCAGGTGGTCGTTGATGAGTCTTGATTTTTCTAGTTTCTTAAGTGCATTATCAGAGGACGAGTTTGATGAGACTCCGGTAGACCTAATAACATTTTGCTATGACACAGAGTACCTTGGCTTGCCAAAACTTTCAGATCATCAGATAACAATGCTTGAGGCAATGACTCAGATCTATAAGAAAGAAACACTTGAGAGATTATTTCCAGAGGAGCAGGCTAAAAAGAGATGGAAGCAAACGTTCCGAGAGGTTATTCTCCAACTCGGGAAGGGTAGCGGTAAAGACTACACCTCTACAATAGCCTGCGCCTACATCGTATACCTGCTACTTTGCTTGAGGGATCCAGCAGCCTATTACGGGAAACCTGCGGGAGACAGCATTGACATTATTAACATCGCCATTAACTCTCAGCAGGCCAAAAACGTGTTTTTCAAGGGATTTAGGTCACGCATTGAGAGGTCCCCCTGGTTTCAAGGAAAATACTCCCCTACCGCTGACGCAGTTAAATTTGATAAAGCCATTACAGTCCATTCTGGGCACTCTGAGAGGGAAGCCTGGGAGGGCTATAACGTCCTTGTGGTCATCCTTGACGAGATTTCGGGTTTTGCTATGGAAAATACCAGTGGAAATACGCAGGCTAAAACTGCCTCAGATATTTATAAAATGTACTCTGCCTCGGTATCTTCAAGATTTCCAGATTATGGAAAGGTACTACTACTTTCTTTCCCTAGATTCAAGAACGACTTCATCCAGCAGAGATACGAGGCTGCCGTGGGGGATAGAGAGGTAGTTCACCGAACCCAAAATCTAGTAGTTAATCCAGACCTTCCAGAAACTGATCCAGAAAACATAATAAACATTGAATGGACAGAAGACCACATCGTAACCTATAAGCAAGCTCGCACGTTTGCTTTGCGTAGACCAACTTGGGAAGTAAACCCTCTTAGAAAAATTGAAGAGTTTACTCAAGACTTTTATAATGATTACGAGGACGCGCTTTCTAGATTTGCCTGCATGCCTCCAGACTCTATTGATGGATTCTTTAAGTCTAGGGAGAAAGTTGAAAGAGCCTTCAATAGTAATCAGTGGAACATATCTGAGAAGGGTTTGCTTGCACCACAGTTTAAGCCGGTAGAAGGAAAGAAGTATTACCTGCACGTTGACCTTGCCCAGAAGATTGACCGTTGTGCCATATCAATCGCGCACGTAGAAGATTGGGTTAATGTTAAGATCGGTACAGTTCATAGGGAGCTTCAGCCAAAGGTAGTGGTTGATGCGATAAGATGGTGGACTCCATCATCTACAGAAACAGTAGACTTCTCAGAAGTAAAAGAATTTATTATTGATCTTTATAGAATGGGGTTTGATATACCCTTGGTAACATTTGACCGATGGAACTCTCATCAAATAATGGAAGAACTAAATGCATATAGTATCAAGACCGAGGTTCTATCTGTTGCTAAGAAGCACTATCAGGATATGGCTCTGATTGTTACAGAGGAAAGATTGAGTGGGCCAGATAATAGAATTTTAATTGAAGAGCTTATGCAGTTGAGAATTATTAGGGATAAGATAGATCACCCTAGATCAGGAAGTAAAGATTTAGCAGACGCAGTTTGTGGTTCGGTGTATAATGCTATGACGCATACTCCGAAGGAACTGAATCGGGAGATAGAGATTCACACTTACGGACAAATTGAAAGAAGAGAAGTCGAGCAAGCAAGAAAAGAGGATAAGAGGCCAAAGATTCAGGAAGCCAAGCCAGCTATGCCTGGGGAATTAAAGAACTTCCTTGACGGCCTTAGGACCATATGATAGAATATAGACAACATACAATAGGAGGAAATATGAGCCCGTTCACAAAAGAAGAAAATAAGACAGTTGTTACCTACGAAGGCTACTTTGATACGTCAGATAGCTCAGTGTTTGAGTCGGTTTACAAGCTCGACGAAGAGACCGTAGCGTTTCTTTTTCGTTCAGGAAGCACTTATCGGTACAACAACATTCCGGAAAAGGTAATGACGGACATTTTTGATCCAGAAATCTCCCTTGGTGCATACTACGCGCAGAACATTCGTGGCATCTATCACGGAGATCGCCTTGGCTGGAACAATGATCTAGAGTTTATTCCGGCAGAGCAGCTTTCGATTTCTTATGACAAGGTGTCATCAAAGGAACTCCCAACGTTTGACCAGGGTGTTTCCTACGCATCTTTGATGCAACAGTACGAGGATGAATTTGATTCCACTCGTTCAGAAGAAGTTGAAGAAACAACTACAGAAGGAAATTTCGTTGTAAATATTACGATGTCTACTGGTGTTTCTGCTTCTGATCTTGTCAATTTCATTGAAAAGACCCTAGAGCGCAATTCTGTTTCTAAGGTAGAGATTGTTCGTTCATGAGCGACCTTGAAAAGCAGATCGAAGATGCCGAAAGAGCATTGAATAATGCGGTCAAGAAACTCGGAACGGTGACTGGAAAAAGTGCGCAGGGGGCAGAGAATGAATATGGCCAAGCGTACCAGACACTAGCTAGACTTGTGGCTAGACCTAAGTTAAAGAAGCGGTACCGCTCATAGTCCTGGGTGGTGGCGTGGATTACCACGCCACCACCTTCGGAGATCAAGGAGCAATAGCTCAGCTGGTCAGAGCGTCGGACTCATAATCCGTTGGTCC